AAAATATTTGCTAAACCAAAAGCGTGGAAGTGCCTCCGCGTTCTATCTGACATCGAAGTAATGTCCAAAGCTTTAAAGCTTAGTAAGTCATCAGGTCTACCTCTAATGACTTCGAAAGCGAGCAGTCTTGCATATTCATTTGACCGTGAAATGCAGATAAGACTGGGTATTAAAGCGCCAAACCCTTGTGTAGCTTATAAGCGTACACAGAGAGGCAACAAGACTCGTCTTGTTTGGGGTTATCCGTTAGAGATGACGATTATGGAAGCGAGATACGCTAGACCTCTCATTGAAAGGTTTCTTGCCATGAATACGCCTATGGCGTTTGGTAAGTCCAAACTTGAATTGGGAGCTCACCTCCATCGTTATTTCGTGGATTCACCGGGTGTGACCGTGTGTCTTGATTATTCCAAGTATGATTCTACTGTACCAGCAGTGATGATTCGGGAAGCATTCAGGATTCTGGCGACATGGTTTGAGGAGAAGGACCTCGAAACGCTCGGTTGGGACACAGTGGTGGCATATTTTACCCACACGCCTATAGTGATGCCTGATGGTCACCTGTACACAGGAAAGAATCATGGTGTTCCTAGTGGGAGCTACTTCACCCAGATGATTGACAGTATTGTAAACGTCGCCTTAACGTATGCATTAGCTCATAGGTTCAACTTTAGGTTTAAGCCTAATGGTCTGAAAGTATTGGGTGATGATGTAATCGTTCAGGTGCTCGGAGCCGTTGAACTTCAGCAGTGGTCTAACTACTTAGCCAAATTCGGTCTGCAGCTGCATGGTCCGGAGAAAACAGTAGTTGGTCAAGCCCACTTCTTAGGAGCGGTCTGGACAAAGGGAAAGCCTGATGCGCCGTTGCAGGAATTAGTGAACAAAGCATGTTTTCCTGAATCATTCAGGAACTATCAGGGAAAGCCTGATACTGGCGCCATAAACGTGCTTCGAAGCTATGCTTCTAGCTATCTTGTAGCTCATCGTTTCTTACCTACTGGGATCAGATTAATAGCAAGACTTAAAGATCAACCTCCATGGAATGATCAAGAGAAATGTTATCTATCTGGAAGTGATAAGTTTATCTCGGAAGAGAAGGAACTGATTCATGGGAAACCAGGTAATGATGGATATCGATCGACGTTAGTTGAGAGATTCTTTGGCTAAGCGCAAAGCGTGCCAGAGGTTTAGAGTAGCAGAAAT